CGAAGTTTTCATGGGCAGCTCTGCCGTAGATGAGCACGGTCGCGCGGTACCCGCCGCGTCGCCGATTAATGCTAGGGAAACCCTTGCTCAGGAAGAGCCGTTGTCGCTTGCTGCGACTGGCGCGCTAGTTGCCGTGCCGAGGGCGTCGTTGCTCGACGCCGCGCTGTCTGTTGAGAAGGTCGCGGAGGACGACCTTCACGCAGCTATTCGTGAGTGTGCAGATTTGTTGTCTGCTGGTAGTGCGGAAGTTTCGCGTGCTGTCGTTCAGCACGCAGAGGCCGTTGAGTGGTGCGCACCACCAGCGGCCGTCCAGTTTGATGCTGGTTTGTTTGTTCGTACTTTGTTGCAGGGCGCTCCATCGTTGGACGATCTGCTTGTGCGTTTGTACGCTATGCGGGCCGAGCGCCGATTTGATGTCGGTTCTGTTGGGTCGCTGCTGCCAGCCGGAGTTCTCGACGGAGCGCGGTTTGTGGCAGTTGTGATGGTGGAGCCCATTGGGGAGTGCCCGTTCAAAACTGCTATGGATGCTGTGTGTCGTTTGGTCGGTTGTGTTGCCAATCCAACTTTGGGGGCCATTTACGCTGAGCTAGTTGCCAGCGTCCGTGCGCATGACTTTGAGACGGCTCATTCGCATGTGGAGTTTTTCCTGCTCTTGACCGGGCAGAATGATTCTCCGCTTGCGTGGCTGGATCACTTGTTTGTGCGCGATGGCGTTCCGGAGGGAGTCTTGGCCCATTGGGTGGATGACGCAGAAGTGCAGGGTGCCACTTGGTCGCGCGCGGTGCAGGGTGTTGACGATGCTTCGTACATTGCGTCGCGAGCCAGGCCGCTCGTGGACGCGGCCGGCGGCCTCGTCGAGCCCATTAACTGGGTTAGCTCGCTAGTGGGGCAGGGCTCTAGCATCCGCCGTGTGGCCGATTTTATTTCGCGTATAGCGGGGTATTTTTGTTCAGCGGTGGATTTCGTCAAGGAGAAAGTTGACGAGCTTGTGCCTTTTGTTGCCAGCTTGATACCGGTCACCCTGGCCTATTGCAAGCGGCTGGCGGTGACCGCTCCAGTTTTGTTGGCTAGCACCGCAGTGCTGGCCAAAGTAGTGACGCGTGACTCTATGCCGGGTGCGGTCATTCATGCCTTGAATGACAAGCTGGTGTGGTTCACGCAAGTGGTTGGGCTCGACAAATTGTTCGTCGAAGACCCCTCAGTTCCGATAATGAAAGAAGGAAAGGAGGAGGACTACGACGCACCGTTGCTTGGCGCCCAGGTGCAAGCTGGTGGGGGCAGCTCCCTCGTCGCCATAGCTCTCGCGGTGGCGGCGCTCCCACGTGGCATGGATTCGAGACTTTTGCTTGGTGCTGTGAAGGCGTTACCAGGGGTCGTTGCCGGCTTGGAGATAGCTGGCAGTGGTCTGTTCGCCTTTATAGACGCCATGCCCGCCGCAGTGCAGCGGTTTTTGGAGCAAGCTGGGCTAAGGTTTCCCGTCGAAGGATTGAGTGCGGATGAGCGCAACTTGCTGGTGCAGTGTGAGTCGTGCATCACTACGCCTAGTGAGGCCGAGGCCAATAGGATCTATGTGGAGCACTTCGAGCGGCTCAAGCTGTGCTACATGGATATGGTCCTGCGCCTGGGGCCCACGAAGCCGTCCGCCCGGTATGTGGTCACGGTCTATCAGCGCATGTTTGCTCAACTTGAGACGCGCGCGCTCTCAGTGTCGGACAAAGCGCACACCACGCCTGTCGGTGTGTTCTTTGGCGGGCCGCCCGGTGTCGGCAAGTCGGAAGTGGCAGGCGCTCTGGCGTTGGCCCTACGGCCGGACGTGGTGCTCGGCGCGCGTGTGGCTAACGTCAATACTAACGACCGTTTTCTGAGCAGTGAGCATGGACAGCCGGTCGTGCTCTTCGACGACGTGTTCCAAGGCGAACCCAGTGATGTGAGCGCTGCGTGTGCCACTATGATCAAGTGCATATCGTCGGTGGCTTTCATACCTAACCGCGCGGAGATCGGGCAGAAAGGACGGCCCTTACGCGCGGAGTACGTGTTCGCGACCGCTAACGTGTTGGTTGGGGCACACGCGCGCGGTGTCGACCAGAGGGCATTCTGGCGCCGTTTCCTGGGTTTCAATGTGTCGCTGAAGGAGGGCTTCGCCACAGCGGAGGGCGTTGTGGACGTGCAGGCCATAGAGGCGGCCAAATTGTTGCCGGGTTACGTGCCGTGGTCCCACTTGGATTTCAAGCCCGTCCATTACCAGGATAGGCGTCCGGCAGCCGTGTATGAAGAAGGGGACCCCATCACGTTCCAGGAGCTTGTTGAACGCGTTCGTGTCGCTAGGGCGGCGGCAGTCTTGCGTGCTCAGGGCCGGCAGGCCGACGCGGATGGAATGCGCCGACATTATCTCGACGCGATTCCGGCCGCGCAGTCTGACCGCGAGCCCAATCCCTTCGACGCCCTCGATGGGTCGTCGGAAGACGAAGATGGTGACGAGGATGCCAAGGAAGAGATGGTGACCGCGCCGGAGGTGGAGTCGCCCGCTCCAGGGCCGGACGAGCCCAGGGTGCCTTTCGATCCCGTCATGCTGGTTGCGGGTGAGGACCCAGTCTACCGTGGGCGCCGGGTTACCGTTGGGGCGTTTTGGCTGCGCCTCGTGGATCGTTGCCCGCGCCACATAAAGGCCCAGGTGTTGCGTTACGAGCACATGTCGCGCGATGAGCGTTTGCGTATTCTGTTAGAGTGGATGATACGATATCCACCATTTCAGCGTACGATAGACGTACGTCGCTTTCATGCCAAGTACGCCCGTTGGCCTTCTGGCGTGGACATTATGCCGTACATTTGGGCAAGCAACGTGGACTTTGCTAGCCAGGCGGTCTCTTACAGTCTTCCTGAACTCGGTCACGTGCGTACGTGGCTGATTCATGGTGGACCTAGAGTGGTGTGCACGGTTTTTGAGCGCGCCAACGGCAGGGAGATACCGCTATCGCAACTGCCAGAGGATCCCACGTATGTGGCTGGGGGACCCGTGACTATTCCTCGTGTGCGCGGCGTGTGCCCCGTGCAAACGCATTTGCGCGGACGAGCGGCGTTTGCCAGGACGGTTGCGCGTGGCGTGCGCAACATGGGTCGGGATCCTGTGCAGCTGCGCCATTTGGTTGAGCGCGTCGAGAAGATGGAGGAAGCCATCGGGGCGCACGCGCCCGAAGCCTCGCAGTTGTTGCGTAGCGGGCGCACGGCGTCTGCTGACCTGGCGCTGGGTGACTTGGCGTTGCCGGACGCTCTCACGCAAACGGAGGTTGATTTGTCGCGGTATGACCCGCCTGTGGCTGGCGTCATTGACGATGGTTTTGGGCTGGACGAGCCTGAGAGCAGGGCGCTCGAGTGGCCAGAGGAGTCTTGGCGAGCTATTGTGGCGCTGGCGGAGATGGCCAACGCTAACCAGCCGTTGCGCGAGGTTCCGGTTGCTAGCGACGCCCAGCCCTTTTATGCTGCGTATTTGCGCGCGGCGTATGGGTATAAGGAGTCGCTGCCCTGGAAGTGGATCTTTGGTTTTTGCGGAGCAGTCACGGCCGGGGTTGCTATGTTCCGTTTCTTCGCACAGGAGGGCGCGGAGGACAGCGACTCGGACGACGATTGGGATGAGGACGGATCTGTGCAATCTGACCAGCGCAAGAAAGGTGGGCGTAAGCGGCGCCGCGTGCGTGCGGCCGGTAAGAGTAAGAAGATGCCGGAGTCCCACAGGTCGCAGCATCGCCCAGTCGTGTTCCGGCGTGGGCGCGGTGCGCGCGTGCAGGCTGGGGTTTTCGACAGCAAGAGTGATGCGTTCATGCTGAGTGTACAGCGTCGCGTTATGAAGATCGGCAGGGCGCAGGTCTTCGTTTCGCGTGTGGACGCGAGTGGCGCCCGCAACAAGCTTAACGGTTTGCTTGTTGGCGCCAGGTTGTTGCTGTTGCCGGCGCACTTTTTCGACACTACTGTGGGGTGTAGCATAAAGGAGGGCGATGTCATCAAGTTGGATGGCTTCGCGGTTTCCTTTAGCTTCGAGTTCAGTAGGAGGAACTTGTTGCTTGGGGCTACGCTTACGGAGTTGTTGGAGTCTCAGCCCGAACAACTTGAGGAGTTGCGCGGCCGGATCGCAGATCATTCCTCGGTGCGTGAGGATTTTGCTTTGTACCAGTTGCCGAAGGCGTTCCAGCAGCAACCCTCGCTGTTTGATTGCTTTTGTACATCTGGTGACTTTGATTCTGGCGCCTATGAGGACACGGACTACGCGTGCATCACAACACCTGTGCGACACGGGTCGGTGCACACGCATGAGGCGGCCGGCATTGGGGTGCCGGAGCTGCAGAGCCGTTTCATGTTTTACGCAACACCAGGAGTGGAGCGTAGTCAGTACTACATACCGCAGTTCCTTGCATATAAGGAGCTGCAGCGTGGTGGTGATTGCGGTGCACTCGTGCTGCTCGTTGGACGCGATGGCGTGCCTAAGATTGCAGGCATGCATGTTGCGCAGCGGGCGCTTGGTGGCGTCGAGCATGGGATCGCCAGTGTGCTTATGCATGAGTCGGTGTCTCTGTATAGGGACGAGCTTGGAGATAAGCTGGGTGTTACCGTGCAGGCCGGAGTGGAAGGCCTGTCTGTGCCGGAGCTGGTGCAGCAGGCTCTAGCTCGACCGTTGGATACTCTCGATGCAGGCGGGCGAATTGGTAATGGCTACGTGGTCTTGGGGAAAGTTAAAGATGAGTTGTATGGCTCTTGTGAGCGCACGACTACACTTATTCCCTCGGCCATAGCCGACGCTGATTTTCTTGCTGGTGTCACGAAGGGGCCTGCACACTTGTCGCGCACGGACGCGTGTCCCTATACGGGGTACGAGTTATTGTTGCGGCAACTTGGACAGGAGCCAACGCCAGTTGAGCGTGAATTTGACCCGCATATCTTGCGGGAAGTGATTGAGGATATGGTCGCGGAGGATGAACTGCGCTGCCCTATGGGTGGTGTCGTCAGTCGTGTCCTCACGACTGACGAAGCCATCAATGGGGTGCGCGAGTTCGGTTCGTTCCGCGGCTTACCGGTTACCACTTCGGCGGGTTGGCCGCACATGTATGAGGACTTCCACAAGGGAAGGGGCAAGAAAGGCCTCTTGTTGGGTGAGAGTGGTTCATACGTGCCAACGCCGGAGTTCGCGAAGGAGATTGACGAGATGGAGGAGCTTGTGCGCGGTGCTATTGTGCCGTGCGTGAGCTTTGTCGCGGTTCTGAAGGATGAGTTGCGCTCGGCGAAGAAGCTCGGGGCTTTTTTGTCGCGCGCCATTACCGTCGGACCTGCGGCTTTGGTCGTCATGTTTCGCAAGTATTTTGGGGCCCGCTTGGCCTACATACGTAATAACCACTCGCGCTCGCCTAGCGCGGTTGGCATCAACCCGTACTCCAGCCAGTGGGACGAACTGGTGCGGTACATGAGCGAAGGTGGACCGCTTGGATGGGATGGTGATATTGAGAAGTTTGAAGGAGTCCTTAGGAAGCTGATGAACGATGAGCTTTTTATGTACCACGAGGCGTGGTACAAGAAGCACGACGTTAATTGGTGTCAGGAGGATTGCAACGCGCGCGCTGCCTTGTTTTCGTTGTCGATTACGAATTACATGCAGGTGGGGCGCACCCTTATGAAGAAGGAGGGTGCCCTGCTGAATAGTGGTGTGGCGGGAACGACGGAGTTGTTCAACACGCCGCAGACGCGCGCGCTTGGCCGTTACGCTTACAAGTGCTTGGCTGCAGTGCACGCTCCAGAATTGTCGAGTGGTGAACACTTTGACAGGCTGGTGCGTGGGGTAGCCTATGGCGATGATAATTGGTACGCCACCAGGCTGCCATGGTTCAACGCCATTACAATGGCGGCTGTGCTGCTCCCGTTCGGGGTTGTGTATACGCCGGCGTCGAAAGGCGCCGTTCCGGTGGAGAAGAAGGCTGTTACTGACTGTGAGTTTATTGGGAACTACACGTTCAGTGGCAACCACGTGCCGGGGATTACGTATTACGCAGCTCCTAGTTGGGAGCGGACGCTGCCGGGGCTGAAGTATACGCGCCGGACGCTGCCATTTGTTGGTAGCACGGTGGAGAAATGCAATGACGCCTTGAGGCGCGCTTGGGGCTGGTCGCGGGATGACTGGCACAGGTTGCGTGATCTGTGCGTTGGTGCGCTCAGGGAGTCGGGTGGTTTTCCAGATCTCATCACGTGGGTGGAGTGTAAGTCACTCTTCCTGCGTGGCGAGCTCACGCCTGACGACTTTGAGGAAGAAGAAGATGAGTACAATGCGCGTCGCCCGCCCCCGGTGTCGCGCCAACGGCTGTTCGTTAACAGCGCCCGCATGGAGGATGCGGTTATGGGGGCCTTTGTGCAGATGGAGGTTGCACCTGGCAACGTGGAAGCACCACAACAGGTCACAGAGTTGGCGCCGGACTCCGGTACGCTGGTCGTTGAGAAAGACTTGACACTGATGGATAGATCGGTGTCGGCCTTTTGTAAGCGCGGCGGATTGTGGTTCGATGGCAGAGCTGGCGAGGTTGTGTATGTGTCGTCCTTGTTTGTTGGCGATCCCTTCCAAGGGATCTACCCTGCGGGGCAGGCTTCTTGGTGGGGTTCGATCTACAGGCATTGGTACGGCGGCGTGCAAGTGAAGGTGCGCAATTTCTTTGGCGGCGAGGTGGTGCACTCGCCCGAGTTCTTTACCGAACCCGAGTTTGTGCAGGCGCTCAACGTGTTGCCCGTGATAGGCGTCCCGATGTTTACGGGCCCCGTTGCGGTTGGCAGCGTTGACTCCTCCATCTCGCAGATGGAAATTCCGTGCAGGTCGCGCTACGGCCTGTTTCGTGTGCCTCGTACGGCAGGGGATGCAAGATTCCCGCAGTACGGTCCGGGCACCGTGTACTTCAATGTGCGCGGGCCGGACCTGCTGCGGGTTTTTGCTTCTTTTGCAGACGAGACGCGGTTGGCCAACCCTTACAGAATGCCCGTCATCCGATTTGGCACGGTCTCCAGCGAGGAGGCCAAGGAGGCTCTTTTTGGAGCCCAAGTGCAAATGATGAAGATGAAGGGGCAGACCGTGGGGGTTGATTTCGCCGATTCTAACAGTGCGGAATCTGGTGGCCGTGCTGCGCAGTTGCCTGGGCAAGAGGCTGCCAGTGAACGTGGTATCGACATGATTGATCTGGCGCGGCGGCCGCAGCTGGTGGCCACCTTTGTGTGGCCGCCGGCAGCGGCGCCGGGAACCTTGCTGTACCGTGCCTTGTTGCCCAGTGATGTGCTGGTTGGGTTGAATTCGATCCCGTTTAACACTTTTGTCTATTTTCGCGCTACGTTGCGCATGCGGATAACTGTGAACTCGGGGCCGTTTCAGCAAGGCCAGCTCATCGCTTGGGCGATGCCGGACACACCAGTGTCGGAGCTACTGTCGGAGTCCAACAACCGTGTGACCCAGACTATGGGTATGCATGTCACTATGATGGCTGGCAGGCCAACTGATGTGACTTTGGAGATACCCTTCATGGTCACGCAGGACTTGCTGCGCTCGTCCGATTCTCTCGCGGGCATCGCGTCGTTTGGTATTGCAGTGTTCAACCCGTTATTGTCTGGGGCTGGACTGCTGCCGCCTGTTACGGTGTCGGTGTTCGCTAGTATGGATGCGGACTTTCAAGTGCTGGACCCGTCTGTGGTGCCGCGCCTGCGTCTTCCCAGATCGATTGGGAATGGGCGCGCGCGTGCGGCTCCGTTGGTCGGGGCCGCCGTGCAAGGAGCGGTGCAGTCGGGGCTTGGTGTTGCCTCTAACGTGCTTAAGTCGGCGAGCGCCGGGGTCGACTTTGTGAAGAAGGCGACCGCGGGGCTCGACGCTAAGGAGACGGACCGGCCTAATGTGGGTTCACAGATCATGCCTGTAGTGAAGCGACCCTTTTTTGAGGTGAGCAACATTGATGGCGTGGACTTTGGGACTGTGTTGGCTGAGGACGGCAAGGCACGTGTTGTGTCTGAGGATCGCGTGGCTGGTGGCGGGGGCACCACGTTGCGCGAGCTTGTGAGCAGGTACACTTTTATGGACACCTTTCGCTGGGAGACGCAGGTGTCCGGCTCAGTGTTGTATGAGCTGCCTATGACTTGTGCCCCCCGCACATTTCTTTCTTCTCCCGGTCAGGTGACGGTGCCCACGTTACTTGAATTTGCTACGCTTCCCTTCGCCTTTTGGCGCGGGAGTTTGCGTGTGCGCTTGGTGATGGTAACGGCTGGTTTGCAAACTGGTCGTCTCGGCATCGTCTCGCGTTATGGGCAACCGGCTGGCGCGGTGGGATTGGATGAATCCTTCAGCCAGTATCTGATGGTGGTGGACCTCACCGCGGAGCAGACGGTGTTTGAGTTTGATCTCCCTTATAGGAGTGAGACCCAGATGCTTTCGGTTCCGCGGCGGGGTGTGGCGCCAGCGGATGTGTTCAACTATGCCATGGGGTTCTGGCAAGTTGTTGTATTAAATGAACTCCAAACCAATGAGTCGGTGGCGTCGGCCGTTGAGATTAATGTGTATCTCGCGGCTGGACCTGACTTTGAGGTTGACTACTTACGTGAAATTTCTAACAACGTGGTGGTCGTGCGCTGATTGCGCACGCCGGTTAAGACCGGTAAATGCAGAGAAGCTCGCCCTAGCGGTGGTGGAGGCCGAAAGGTCGTGGCCCGGGGGTTCGAAGAGTTGCATTTTGTGTATATGTTTGTGTGTGTTGCCATACCAGAGCGTGAGAAATCGCCAGTGTTTGGTAGCTTTATGATGCGCGCCCTAGCGGTGGTGGAGGCCTTATGGTCGTGGCCCGGGGGTTCGAAGCGTGTTATTTGTAT